TGTGCGTGACCTTGGAGATGTTTGCACTACCGTGTCTGCAACTTATGGCACAGGCGGCGGTAATGTGCCAGTGACATTGCAACCCATTGCCTACAACATCACATTCTGCGATGCTAATGGGACTCGAGCAGATCGCCCAGATGGCGGTTTATATGTCAGCGAGACAGATGTCACAAGCACATTGACAAAGGCCGGTATTGGTACGAATGTGGCACAACCCATCACCTTCAGCGGCCAGATGTCGCAACCGCAAACTAATGTTGGGATTACTCAAACCCTGCAAGCCAAGAATCCTATGGCGGTGGCATGGTCAATGAACTTAATGTCTCCTGGCCGTAAGGTTCGTGAGGATCATGGCGTTGGCGCTCTTACACAACAATGCCATTGTCCTACACAAGGAAACGAAGCAGTAGTAATTCAACAAGCAATGGCCGTCAGAAGACTCACACCAATTGAATGCGAGAGATTGCAGGGCTTTGGAGATAACTACACCGACATCCAAGCTAAGGGCAAGCCAACGCCAGACGGTCCAAGATACAAAGCCTTGGGCAACAGCATGGCAGTGCCTGTGATGGCGTGGATCGGACAACGCATAGAACAAGTAGAGGCAATATGTCAGAACAACAAATAGCGTCCATATTGGGTAACGCAAAGAAAGTAGGCAATGGTTACCTAGCAAGTTGTCCAGTTCCTCATCATGGTCAAGGTAACGGCGACAAGCATCCATCTTTGTCCATCACCGAATCTGATGATGGCAACTACCTCTTCAAGTGTCATGGTGGGTGCGACCAGCAATCAGTGTTCAGCACCATCAAGGACATGGGACTTCTGCCAGCACTACCAGACAGACCAGAATACCTAGCAAGCGTGAAACCAATACCACTCATTGCAGTGCCTACCTTGGAGCAAGAGTGGCACTACACCGATGAAGATGGCATCTCTCTCTTCCTCAAGCAACGCTACAAAACCTATGATGCAAAAGGCAAGACCTACAAAACACTCAGAGTCATGCCTGACAACACAAGAGTCGGGAAGTTAGGAGATTGCAGAATTGTCCCCTACAGGTTGCCCGAGGTGCTACAGGCAGTAGCCGATGGCAAGGTCATCTACATAGCAGAGGGTGAGAAAGCGGCAGATGCCTTGTGCGGGTTGGGCGTGGTAGCTACGACAAGTCACGCTGGTGCTGGTGGTTGGAATCCTGACCTTAACCAATACTTCACAGGTGCAAATGTCGTCATAGTGCCAGATAACGACATTGCAGGGTGGAACTATGCCCACAGAATAGTTGAGTCCCTGATTGGGACAGGCAGCACCAAGAGCATCAGGGTGTTGGATTTGACATTAATGGACTCGAAAGAAGATGCTTACGAGTGGGTCAACAAGTATGGTGGTGATAGAGCAACACTGGCTCAAGCAGCCAAAGCCTGTGCAGTTGTGACCTCATTAGCCGATATTCAGACTCCGCAAAGGTTACAAGAGTTACCTCAAGACACGATAAACCATAGTAACCTTGATAGCTTTAAAAAGCCTAAAGTGCTTATTGAGTCTTGGGACAGTATTAAGGATGAACCAGTTGAGTATCTCGTTCAGTCAATTATTCCCAAGAAAGCCTTTGTAGCCCTGTACGCCCCACCATCATCATGGAAGTCATTTATAGCCTTGGATTTGGCAGAGGCAATATCTACAGGCAGAGATTGGATGGGCTACAAAATACCCAAGAAAGGTGCTGTTTTGTTTATATCGGGTGAGGGACATGGCGGCATGGGTGCAAGGGTAAAGGCTTGCAAGATACAAAACAGCAGTCCAGACGGTGCAAACCTGTACATAATTAGGGCGCAACTTAACCTCAGATCATCGGCCGAAGACTTTGCGGAGTTAATCAATGCCATCAATGAATTGGTTGCTGAGATAGGTGAACCCCTAGAACTCATCATCTTGGATACCCTAATGAGGATGGCTGGCGGTGAATTCAACGAGTCATCATCAGAGGATATGGGTGGGTTCATCACCCAAACAGGCAAGCTGCAAGAACTCTTTGAGTGTGCGTTACTGGTGATTCACCATACAGGCAAGGACATCAGCAAGGGCTTGCGAGGACATAGTTCACTCTTGGGTGGGTGCGATGCGGTGCTTGAGATAGTTAGACAGGATTCAGTCATCAACTCAGCAGACCCAAGCGTCATAGGTAACGCAATCCTCAAAGTGTCAAAAATGAAAGACGGTGCTGACAACATAGAGGTGGGTATTGAGGTGGTGCTGGTAGAGATCGGAATGTCGGACTTGGGCTTTGAAGCTGCCACTTCATTAGCCATCAGGCACAACCCAGACATCGCTGGTGAGAACTCAAAAGCTAGTAAAAACAATGCTGGCTTTGGTCTGAATCAACGTCTGGAGATGGATTCGTTAATGAAAGCGATTAAGGCTAAAGCCTCATATCGTGAAGTAGATGGTACTAGTAGGTTTGGAGTGAGTTTGGATGATTGGAGAGATGAATTCTGGTCTATGAAAGGTTGCACTGATGAGGATAAGGTAGCCTTTCGTAAGGCTTGGACTAGAGCAAGGGAGAGATTGGTTGCCGCAAACAAGCTGGCAATAGGCTCTGGTTGGGTATGGTTGAAGTCTAGTTCAGAGGCTTTTTGATATGTGTATTTATACAGTGACAAACGAGACAAAGTGGGACAATGTCCCAAATTGTCCCGCCGATGAGAGTGGGACAAACCTCCCCTTGTCTATAACAAGGGGTTTGTCTCATGTCGCTTTGTCTCTTTGTCTTTTTATTTTAGGAGATTGAAAATGAGTCGTTTAAAGTCAAGAAAAAATGTGCCAGATGTTCAAGTACCAAAACGGCAAGCAACAGTTTGGGAGATCGAATCTAATGCGGTGTTGATGGAACTGGAGGTTAGGAAAGAGCAACATCACCAAAATTGGGGGATTGATAGACTGATTACTTTAGTTGACACTGAGTTTAGGGTCAAGTTTTGGGGACAAATGGGTAGGGTTTGGGATGGTCTGGAGTTTGGTGACATTGATAGGTTACGCAAAGCTGCTAGTGGCATGGTCAAAGGTTATGAGGCTTTGGAGAAGTGGGCTGTGGACAATGAGATCAGCCAGAACCCACAGACAAGGTTTGTTGAGTGGAAAACTAAAGATGGGAATGTCTTTGCAGTTGTCCCAACAATCAACGATAGTCTTGACTTGCAGCGTCAACGCAAAGATTTAGGGACAATCTGGACATTGGAAGAGTTTGAGGTAATCATGTCCGACCCACTGGTTCAGCAAGTCATAAAGATCAAAGCGTTTGACCCAACAGCCACAGTCACCAAGTTCAAGCCTAACGAGAACTTTGGCAAAGGGTCAGGGTTCGATGACATGGAAGATGACCTAGAACACGTTTATGCAACTGGTACTCCTCCTAAGATGTTTAACCTACCGCCGAAGAAGAAGTGATGGCGAGTCCTCAACTACACACTGTCCAGTTCAGGCGTAAGCTGACTGAGGAACAAAGGACAATCCTGTTGTGTGCTGGCAAGGGAAACATTACCAATGGCTTTAAGAATGCCTTGGATTGCTACGCTATCTTGTGGGAACTTGGATACCGCCCTAGAAACGATTTATACGATTTCTTAGGGGTAGATAAGGGAATGCCATCTAAACCCTCTGTAGGTGATTATGGCGAGGATTAGAGGCATTGTTAGCTTAAAGTCTTGGCAGTCCTTGGTTACGATTTATAAATACAATTTCACAATGCGGAATGCCGTTCCATTATGTGATAAGTACCCCAATAATGCACCACCCGCCTCTTTCCCTCTCCAGCACCGACCAAGAAATCCATTTCACATTGTGAAATGCAATAGTTATCCACAGGTTATCCACAGGTCGGCATCGAAGTTATCCACATTTGCACAGGTTGGTTTCATTTCCCATCTCAGATCGGGAATGTTTGTAATACCTTTTGTGATTTTGACTTAACATAATGGACATTGTATTAAATGGAATATGTAAGCGGTTTGTAAGTGTCCAGAAAAGTCTAGCAAAATCAACAGCTTACAGATGTTATCCACACTGTCCACAGTTGCCTGTGGATAACTCGCATCCGGCAATTTGCCTGTGGATAACTTTTGATGGGGGGGAGGGGGTGCGGTCGGTCGGTGATAATTGTGGGAGCATCCGCCCCTCTGAAAAAGCGAAAATAGGAAAAGGGGCAACTCCCCCACTCCCCCGCTACGAAAAAAAAGACTATTGACCTCTTATTTGCTATAGTCCCAACCTATCACGCCCACAAAGACAAGGACAATCGTGAAGATAGAACAGATTGATAGCATCCAAGATGAAAGCCCACAGCCACAGCTAGACAAGAAGAAAGCTGGCAGACCCAAGGGTATATTTGGCTTAAAGCGTCAGATACAGGAGTACGCAAGGAATCCTGACTTGGCACTTCCCAAGACTGACAACCAGCGCATCAAGGACTTGAAAGATATGCTTATCAAGTCGAGTGGTAAGGATGTTGTGGAGAAGATGATCTCAATTGCGTTGAATGACAATCATCCCGCACAGATGGCGGCTATCAAAATGTGCGTGGACAGGACACTTCCTGTTTCTATGTTTGAAAAGGATAAGAGCCAGAGGAGTGCAATCCACATCAATATTACAGGGATTGGCGCACCCACAGTCTCACCAACGACAATTGAGCCAGATGATATACAGGATGTAGAGGTAAAAAAATGACTGAATGGCTGAAAGAATATCAGAAATTTTCTGCAACTCCTTGGAGTCCTACCACTTTAAAACCAGCGGAAGAACAGCAGTTTCGCAGTTGGTTGCAAGGAACTCAACTGTTTAACTCTATTAAGTCAGACATTGCGGCCGAACAAAAGATGCCTATCGATAAGTTAGACAACCAGCGAGTTACAGAGATGATTCTTGAATCTCCTGACTATGACTACAGGGGAGCATGGAAAGCAGGAATAAAAGAAACTATTAGTCCTTATGACAATAGACCGCATTTCCCATCGTCTACCAAGACAGGACAAATGCTAAAAGACCCAAGTCATCCAACGGCATGGAAAGAATTTTTTATGCGTCAGTATGGAACTGACCCTGATGCAATGGGACTTGACACTGTAGAAAAAGCAAAAAACTGGAGTCTTTCAAAACAAAAGGTAGAAACACCTTTTTACAAAGACCCATTTTCTGCACCTGACTACACAATCGAATAATGGCTGACCTTAACTTTGCGCTATTGCCTTGGCAGCAGGAGGTGTATGCCGACAAGACGAGGTTCAAGGTTGTCGTGGCGGGTAGACGGTGCGGTAAGTCAAGGTTAGCTGTCACGACACTATTAATAGAGGGGTTGAACTGTCCCGCTGGCAGTGCGGTGCTGTATGTCGCCCCGACTCAGGGACAGGCTAGACAGATTATTTGGGATGTTTTGCTGGACATTGGGCGAGAGATCATCACCAGCAGCCATGTCAACAACATGGAAGTCACCTTGGTTAATGGGGCAAAGATATATGTGAGGGGATCAGACAGACCCGACACCTTGCGGGGTGTAAGTCTGACTTACGCTGTACTGGATGAGGTTGCTGACATTAAGCCTGAGACTTGGGAACAGGTGATTAGGGCAAGTTTGAGTGATAAAAAGGGTAAATGCCTCTTTATTGGGACTCCCAAGGGTAGGAACTGGTTCTATGATTTGTATAACTTAGGGCAAGAGGAGAGCGATGAGGATTGGAAATCGTGGCACTTTACCACCAAAGACAACCCGCTGATCGACCCTACTGAAATCGAGAGCGCAAAGAAAACCCTATCTAGCTTTGCTTTCAAGCAAGAGTATATGGCGAGCTTTGATAATGCTGGCAGCGATGTCTTCAAAGAGGAATGGCTGAAGTATGGGGAAATCCCTGAGGTTGGGAGTTACTTCATAGCGGTTGACTTGGCGGGGTTTGAGGAGGTGGCTAAACAGGCTGCCAACTCCAAGAAGCGTTTAGACCAGAGTGCCATTGCGGTGGTGAAAGTTACTGATGATGGCAAGTGGTATGTTGAGAAGATTGAGTTCGGGCGGTGGGACATTCGCACCACTGCTGCTAACATCTTGTTGGCGATCAGGGAGTACAAACCCTTATCCATTGGGATTGAGCGTGGTGCATTAAAAAATGCGGTACTTCCCTATTTGAGCGATTTAATGCGAAAATCCAACATATATGCTCATATTGTGGATTTGACTCATGGCAATCGCAAGAAGTCAGACCGCATCATTTGGGCATTGCAAGGACGCTTTGAGCATGGCAGAATCGTGCTTAACAAGGATGAGGATTGGTCAGAGTTCGTTGACCAGTTACTGATGTACCCATCGCAGGGGGTGCATGACGATCTTCCTGATGCGCTTAGTTATATAGATCAGTTGTCTATAACCTCATACTTTGAGGCAGATGATGAAGACGAGTGGCAACCAATCGACATCATTAGCGGGGTTTAAATGGCAGATCAGATGAGAGCAACTCCGAGAAGTCCCATATTAGGATTGTTCTCCGACATTGTGAATCTGCCTTTGCAGTACATGAGTTCGCCTGAGAGGACTCAGCAGATGCAAGGTACTGCTGAATTCCTTTACGGCACTGGCATCCCTAAGACGCTTGAGCGTATGTCGTATGGGGATTCGTTGTTCTCTGGTTCTGGTGGTCTGGGTGGTACAACTCGTATGCGCCCTGAGACTGCTGAAGCCCTGATGAATGTTGCGCCACTTGCGCCTGTCGCTGGTAGGGTTGGCAGAACTGTAGGAAGATTGGCGGGTGAGGAAATCAATGCCGCTATGACAGGTCAGCCTACTATGTCATTGCTTGGTCAGATGACTCCCAAGCCTAAACAGATATTCATTGGCGAAAGCGCAAAGACTTGGAACAAGGCTAGTGCTGAACAGTTCTTAAAGCTAGAGGAATCTGGTGTTGATCCTGTAGATGCTTGGAAACAGACAGGGACATTTAGGAGTCCTGATGGCAAGTTGAGGCAAGAGATTAGTGATGTGAATTCTATAACTGGTGAAAAACTTTATTCTTGGGGCGAATCAACAGATTTACAAAGAGGAAACTCAACAGTAGTTCGTAGGCAAAAAGCATTGTTACATCCAGAATTGTCAGCGGCATATCCAGATACTAAAAACATTATGGTTTCTTTGAAGCCTAATAGAACAGGCGGCTATTACGAAATGGGGAGTGACAATATTGGTGTACCTGTGATTGGTGAGAACAATGCGCCAGACAGATCACTTATGTTGCATGAATTACAACACGCTATTCAACAAAGAGAGGGATTTGCTGGTGGGGCGAATCCTAATGCTCCTTATCCAGCGGGTGTTCGTGACAAAATGATTCAGGATCAGTTTGAACAATTAAAAGCGGCAACCAAATACGATCCTACCAATCCATATTCATCACCAAGCGCATTGACTGATGAAGAACTTTTGCAGATGGCAATAAGAAACACCGATGCAGAAAATGGTGTTGGAAGAATTCAAGCATATCGTCTTTCTGCTGGAGAAGCAGAAGCAAGAGCCGTACAAAACCGCATGAACATGACTCCAGAACAAAGATTAGAAACATACCCAATACAATCCTATGATGTCCCTGTAAATCAACTGATTTACGCAGACCCATTTGGCAATCCATTAAGGTAACACTATGGCAACAGACAAAGAAGTCAAGCTAGAACAAAACGAATTCTATGAGCCTACTGAGGCTGATAAAGAACTGACCGATTTCATCACTAGCCACTGCGACAAGTGGCGAGATTGGCGTGATGCTAACTACCTCCCCGCCTACCTAGAGTACGAGCGTATCTTCCGTGGTACATGGGCATCTGAAGACAAGACTCGTGAGTCAGAGCGTAGCCGTATTGTTACCCCTGCCACTCAACAAGCAGTTGAGACTCGCCATGCTGAAATCATGGAAGCTATCTTTGGACAAGGCGACTTCTTTGACATTGAAGACAATATCCAAGATGTAAACGGCATGGCTATTGATGTTGAACTGATTAAGGCTCAACTAACTGAAGACTTCAAAAAGGACAAAATCAGAAAAGCTATCGATCAGATCGAATTGATGGCTGAAATCTATGGGACAGGCATTGGCGAGATCATTGTCAAGACTGAAACTGAGTATGTCCCCTCAACTAGAGCCATTCCGAATCAACCCGGACAAGCTGCAATTGGTGTGATGGAAAGAGACAGAATCTCTGTCAAGATCAATCCTATCAAACCCAAGAACTTCTTGTTCGACCCCAACGGTACTACGGTCGATGACTGTATGGGGGTGGCGATAGA